AATAGTTTAGAGCGTTGGGCTTGCCATTTTTTAGACTCATTAAGCATGTTCCTTAACTTCTTCGTAATAAGCATACTCACCAAAAGGAGGAACAATCTTATCATTACCGTGAATGATGAATACCGTATCACAGTAATTTTCATCACCCCAACTGCCACATGGATAACCGTCTGTGAACATGATAAATTTCTTAGGTTGAATGTCATGTTCTTTCATGTATTCCCAATTACATTCAAAGTCTGTACCGCCACCGCCCATTGGTTCGTATTCATCAAACTCATCCATTGAGTAACCGGTAAAGTCTGCTTCGTTGTACACTCGTGTATCAAAACACCATACTTTAATATTGAAGTCTTGATACTCTTGCATAATGCCTTTAATTTCAGTTAAGAAATCTTTAGCTTGATCATCACCGATTGAGCCTGACATGTCAATACTAACTGCAATGTCGATTGTATTTTTAAAATTAGTACCTGGAAGAATAGCACCAATATGCCACCCCTTGCGATTTGGACGCATAAAACTAAAGTCATCACGGATAGTACTTTGGATTTGCTGACGGATAATTTCACGCCAGTTCATTTTAGGCTCAGTCAACTCTTTAATCATACGTGCAATGCTTGCAGGAGTATTACCCGCACCCGCTGCCTGAGCTGCCGATACTGTAGCTTCACGAATTTCATCACGAATCTTTTTCAATTCGTCTTTACTGTATGTAGGTTGTCCGTCTTTACCTTTTTCACCCCAGTCAATGTGTTCATCTAACAATTGACCAAGAGCTGCCAGTTCTTCTTCATCGTACTTGTTATAAATCTCATCGTAAATTTCTTCTGCACCTTTACCGTAGTATTTTGGATCATGGAAGATTTTAATACCTTCAATTTCGTGATCACCGATACGGTCACGCACAATTTGTCCATTTACACAGTAGTCAGCGGCAATGTTAAAAATCTTACGATCACGCCCTTCGTTACGACCCATGTGGTCAAATACATTGTGTAGGATTTCATGTGCAATTACAAATTCAACCTGCTTAATTGAAAGAGGTTCAAAAAACTTGCGATTAAAAAAGATAGTGCGTCCGTCTGTTGCGGCAGTTGGCAACCAGTCGTCTGCTTCTTGAATTTTAAGTCGGGTAGCCATATTTCCAAAGAATGGATGGCGGAGTAGTAGCCCAACTCGGGCTACAATAATTTTGTCAATAATCGGATCTACATGTGCCATTTTTGCTCCTAAATGTTTACTCTATGTATATATTATAACAGGACCCGTAGGTCCTGTCAAATGATACTACACCAAATTACTTACGACGATCATCTTTTTCAGTCGCTTGTGCAATGTACTTACCATACTTAGTATGGAATTCATCAAAACACTTAATTTCATCTGGATCCAACGGCAATTTGTAAGTGCTCAATGCAACCTTAGTGCCCATGATAACCAATTCAGTTTCAAAATTGTCCATCATAAATTGGAAGAAGTTATTAACTTGATCATTCCAGTTTTTAGCGTTCTTATCGCAAGCATCTTTAAGCTCGTAGCACAAAGATACAGTCAAAGAATACATAGCCGAGATTTCTTTGGTCTCCATCTTTTTAACTTTGCCGCTCAAAATATCGCTTGGATTGGGCATCTTAGCAGAATGCTTGCGGTGTGCCATAAACTTAATAGCAAGGCCTTCACCGATAGAACCTGAAACTAGATCAGTAATAGTGCTTTCTTCGCAGTCGTCATCTGTAAGCAATTCGCTTACAAAGGCCCAGCTACGTGGAGTAGCAAAAGAGCGTGAGCTAGACTTTGGATCAAAGTCGTACAAGTCTTTCTTAGAGAAGCTCAAAAAGCCAACTACGTCTTTGTGGACTTTATTTTCAGCCGCCCATTCAAAGTAGTCATCCCAGTCAACTGTCATTTCCAAGTGAACAAAACGGTTAGCCAACGGAGCAGGCATACGGAATGTAACGCCCTTGTCAGTTTCACGGTTACCAGCCGCTACCATTACAACATTATCTGGCAATTGGTAAGTACCAACACGGCGATTCAAAATCAGCTGATAAGCCGCTGCCTGTACACTAGGAGCCGCCGAATTAAGTTCGTCCATAAACAAGATAATTTGTTTATGCTTTTTAGCAAATTCCATGCTAGGCAATTCGCTAGGAGGTGCCCAGCGCATAGTGCCGTCGTTACTATCAAAATATGGAATACCTTTGATATCAGTAGGTTCCCAAAGACTCAAACGTACATCAATTACGTAAGCTTCGAGCTCTTCGCCTAACTGCTTAACAATATCAGACTTTCCAATTCCAGGAGGACCCCAGAGGAAAATCGGACGCTTGCTTTTAAATGCCTTACGCAGGGATTTTTTAGCATTTTTTGGACCGACTGTGCGGCTGATAATCTCGCTCATATGTTTCCTTTAAGTTAGCGGGTTAAAATTTACTGTATGTATGTATTATAAAGGAAAAAGCAGATTGTGTCAACAAGTTTTTAATTATTTTGGCAAATTAAAGTCTTTTAATTTGGTTCATCGGATAAGGAAACGGGTGTCCTTTGGAATAGTCTGCTTGAAAAATCTTCCGATTCCAATCTTCACAGTATAATCTAGCATTACTGCTGATAGTGTTTTTAGGCCAAACCCAATCTAAGAACTGTAATGCTTCGATCGGTGTGGCATGCGCATCTTTGTTTGGTGCACCTCTTTCTATTGTATCGATGGGGAAAAAACTATGCCAAAAGACCCCGCTAATTTTAGTGAATACGTCCTTATACAATTCAATAACATCTCGATCTTGAAATGTCAACTCTGGAATGGTACTACTACTATAAACGGTATCTCTAATAGCAGTACACTTAGGAATTAACGATGTTTTATCGTCAGTATCCTGCCACATTTTTTCATGCTCAGGTAAGAAATTAAAAATGTCAAGGTAAAATAAATTTGCCCAATCACACTCTTTATTTTCTAATAACAATTGAATAGATTTTATATAGGCAAGATCCCTAATCAATTGTGATCTTGAATCAAAGTAGAATTTTTCCATCCAATTTTTACCGTATAACTTTTCAACATTTCCGGGACTAGCATGCATCCATTTATTATTAGAATACCGTCCTTCTCGTTCTTTAGTTGTCCAGTATACAATTACTAAATCATCTTTACTAAATTTGTATTTGGCATCTGCTTCTATAACACTATTAAAAATGAAATGATTACTACCGCCAGGCTCTGCCCAGTTTTCATAGAAGTCTATATCTTGACCTATAATGTCAGCCCAAGTTGGCCACATATAGTTAGTGTTACTACAGCCAAATGCAAAAAATCTTTTATATTTAGACGGATCTAATGTTTCTATTTTCATTTAGCTAATTCTTTTTCACGTTCGGTCATGGCTTTGATTAGTCCAAATTTACGTATGTCGTCCGAAAAGAGATATAGCTCAAAACTTTTACGTTCGGAAAAAACTGTGATGCTTTCTTTGGTTAGGTAGTAGGGGCAATCGATGTATCTTTCTAAAAAAACAATAGTTTGGGGACTTAGTTCGATCGGTTCGGTAAATGGTATTTCGTAATCGGCTAAGCCCAATTCGTTAATCAAAAATTCGTAACCGTCTTCACTGAGTCGAAATGCGGATTGTTTATTGACTCGAGTTGATTGCCACCATTTGCGTGAGTACAATTTTACATTCGCATCATCAATACTCTTTCCCCAATTTTGTAAAAATATTTTAGTGAGAGTATCTCTAGGTATCATTTTATAATAGTACCTTGGGTTAGCTTAACCACTTGAAAGTCTTCAGAGCCAAACGTAAGATTTAACTTTTTGGCAAGATTATGAGCATGGCCCGGATTTGAGAAACTTACTTTTTTATATTTTGGACCGGGGTAAGAAGTGAGGCTATTGAACGATTTGAGATTGAATGGCTCGGACTTATAAAAGACAGCCCAGATGGCATCTGCTTCCAGAATTTGTTCTGCTTTATAAGTCTTCTTATTGATGTACTCTAACAGTATTTTTGGTTTTGGTCTCGACACAATGCGTCCTTAGTAATATACGCATATATTTATCCTATTTCGTGTCGAACCCACCGCCGTCTAATTGTACAGTAACTACTTCTGTATTTTGACTATTTTTAAGAGTATTGTATAGTGTTTCATAATCTTGTAATAGTTTATCTTGTAGTTCTGTAAGTGCTAAACTAAGTAATCTAGCCTGCTGAATAGTTACTTTAATTTCTTTTTGCTGACCCAATTCGGCAGCTCTAAGTAACTGTACAAATTGTGTAATAGGAGTTAGATTAATCTGATTTTGCATTGGCCAATACCGTTTTCATTTCTAGTTCAGATCTGAACGGTCCTTTATAATCATTTCTTTCTAATGTAATTACTTTGGGACAAAAGCTCTTAACCCAACCTTTGTTGAATTTAATTGTATAGTAACCTGCACAATACAAACTCTTACTAGCATTACTTTTCGTATACAATGGTAACTTACGTCTTACATCATACATTGCATTGTAAGGATTGCTACTGGTTGGAAATCCATGACATTCGTAAACATCAGGCTGTGTGACTTTAACTTTTGTTCCGGTTAAAAAGAAGTCTTCTCCAAACTGTTTAGTAAGGTCTTGTTTTTTATTAAACATTACTTCACCGTTAGTACTACTCAAGATAAATTTATTATTTTCTTTTTTATGCAGTGTAGCAATTTTAGTTCCACCTTGTTCGATAATCCAAAACTTGCCATCTACAATGGGCTTTGCGTGTATCTCTGTCATAGTTGTTCCTCAAATAGATGTTGTGCCGATTTTGTAGTCGGATACTTGGCTTGGAACGGTTCTGCATACGTTTGTATGTTGTCTGCAATCTTCTTCATGTCCCATGCGTTGCAGAATTTAAGCATACGAATACCTACCTGATCCACAGTCTTAGGCACAGCATTTGTTTCAATTGTTTCTTTAATACATTGTTTGATATCGTCTGGTTGTGCTGTTAAGTCGCACAAGTGTACATTACGTAAGTAATCTTCTAGTACACGGTGTTCGATACCATTATGGTCAACCCAACGTTGCAACATGAGATTGTTCCACGCATATCCGCGGCTTTTACGATCTTCGAACGCTTCAGTAAGACCAACCTTGTTTTTACTACCTTTAGTACGCACACCTGGATACGCCGAGAAGACATTATCACTGGTATCACCACGCATACATTTTTCGAATAGCATCCACTCTGGATCTTGCGCTGGCTTTGGCTCGCCTGTCTTTTTGTC